AGACCGCATGGGTCTGCCAGTGCCCGAACTCCACCAAATGCCCGTGTGGCGCCTTCTTGGTGTTCCACGAGATCGAGTACACCTGCCGAATGTCGGTGGATCGGCCATCCCGGTATGCCAAGTAGATTGCGTCGCGGAGACTGCCGGGGCGCAGGCTGCCACCTTCCTCCGTGCCGACCGGTGCCCGCAGCTTCACCTCATCCCGAATGACCTGGCCACCTGCGACGCCCATGGAGCGCGCGAGACTGACGCGGGAGTCGAGAAGCGCGTCGAGTCCCTTCACCGCGTCGGAGAAGTCAACATTGGCCTTGATGCTCATCCGCTGTTTCCTCCCTGCTCAGTGATGATGAAGCCCTTGGCACGGTCTTTTAGGTCGCGAATTACGCCCTTGACCTCAAAGATCAAGCCCTCGTGAACGATCCGCATGGACTCATCGACCGCGAACGACTGCAAAGTGGCGAATCGAACCATGAAGCTGTAGCGTGCGATCGACGCCGGCACGCCGCCGGCCAAGCTTGCGCGAATGGCGCCGAGTCCGGTTTCGTTGGCGATTCCCGCCCATACCTCCGCAACCAGCTCCCAGCCCTGAACAGGCTGGCCCCAGTCATCGGTTCCCTCGGCTGGGCGCTCGATTCTGATCCTCCGGTTGAGATCTGACGTTCTCATGGCGTCATCACCCGCCTGTAGGGCCGAAGAAGCGGAATCACACCCATCGGTAGTTCGACGGCGGTTGCTCCGATCACCACCGCCGCCTGGTTGTCCCACAAGTGCGCCAAGGTCAACCGGACGGCTGCAACCACGCTCGGGTTGACGACCATTCCAGCCAGGTTCCGCGACAAGGCCAGATCGGCCGACGCCTTGCGTTGCCTGGCGACGGAACGCATCGCCGCTGCTTTGTCCGCATCAGGCTCGGAATCAGCTGCCGTCATGGCCGCAGAGTAGGCCGAGGCAGCTGCCGCAGCTGCAGCCGGGAACGCGTCCAAGGCGCCGTCCAGTGCTGCTTGGTCGGCGAACAACGATCGGTTGAGGTATGCCGCCGCCGCATCTTCGGCCGATGCGAGCAGCGCCGCCAGCTCTGCATCGGCGTAATCCCCATCGACCCTGCATTGGGCGCGGCACTGCTCAGGCGTCAACAGGGGCATGGCTCACTCCTTCTTGCCGTCGGCCAGCGCCGCGGCCAGCTTTTCAGGACCCCAGCGCTTGTCGAACGGGATACCTGCGGCTTCAAGCTGCGCCATCAAGGCTGGCTTGTCTTCGGCAGCGACCTGACCCTTGTCGTCCTCGCCGGACAGCTTGTCGACGGTCTCTGCGATCAGCGCCTCGCGTGCGCTGTCCTCGAGCGCGTTCCAGTCCTCCACCGACAGCCCCGAGGCTACGTGTGCGCGGCCAACCACGTCGCCCAACGACAGGACACTGCCGTCGGAAAGCTCGAAGCTCTCCGGCTGAACACTGGAGCCCAGCAGGAACGCGGGCGGCGTATCTGCCATCAGGCTGAGCGCACCGACAGAGAGTGCGCCGGCCTCCAGCTCGGGCGGGCAGTCATCGCCGGCAACGAATTGGACGGGATAGATCTCGCCTTCCGGCACTCCACGGAAGGGCTTGATGAACTTTGCCATTGTGGCTCCTCGATCACAGGTTGGACGCCGGGCGGCGCGAGGCCGCCCGACGGGTGGGTGATCAGGCCGAAGCCGCGATCTTGAGGGCGCGCATCGGCTCGGGGTTGTGTACACCGCCGCCCACGCGCTTGGTGGTGTAGAACATCACGTAGGGCTTGTTGGTATACGGGTCGCGCAGCACGCGCACGCCCTTGCGGTCGAAGACCGTGTAGGTCTGCTTGAAGTCACCGAAAAGCATACCGATCGCGTTCGCCGCAACGTCGGGGATCGCAGCGACTTCCTGCACGGCGAAGCCGGCCAGGGTCGACGGCTGGCCGGCCACCAGCGACGGCTGCCACAGGTAGTTGCCCTGGGTATCCTTCAGCTTGCGGACCGCACCCTGGGTCTTGCGGTTCATCGCGAACTTGGCGCCGCGGGTGAAAGCAGACGGCAGGTCATAGACCAGGTCGATGATGCTGTCACCGTTGATGCCGGCCGCCACACCGCTGTTCACGACCTTGATGGCACCGAACGGGTGCTTGGTAGCGTTGGCACCACCCTCTACGTAGGTCAACATGCCGAAGGGCTTGTTGACGCCGTCGCCGGCCCAGAAGCCGGTGCCTTCCTGCTTGGAGAACTCGGTCTCGACTTCGCCAGCCAGCCACGCTTCCAGGTCGATTTCAGCGTCATCCAGCAGCTGCTGAGTTGCGGCCGGGTTGGCGTAGATCTCACCCCACCCGAAGTTCAGCGACTGGAACTGTGCCGTACCGGTCTGCGGACGCGCCGCAGTTTCTCCAACCCACCCCGACGCAGTACCCCCCATGTTGAACAGCTTGGTCAGGCCGGCGCCAGAGCACGGCTGGACCGTGGCCAGCTGACGCATGTCCGACAGGATGACCAGCCGGTCGGTGATGGTGCGGTCCCATTCGACAGGGGCCAGATAGCCGCCCTCATTGTCCGCGCCCTTGTTCAAAGCCGCCTGCACGTCACCCTTGCGGAAATGCGCGCGGAAGGATTCGGTGTACTCGGCGTCGGCCACGCTGCTGCCGGCGCTACCACCGCCCATCTGGAACGCGGCCATCTGGGTGTTGGCCTGGTCGACCGCAGCCTGCAGGCGGGTGATATCGGCATTGATGTTGTCGACCTTCAGGGCCTGCAGTGCATCGGCGCTGCCCTTCTTGATCTCGTCGAGCTGCTTGGTGTGCTCGGCCTTGAACTCGGCGAATGCCTTGTTCAGCGACTCCACCAGCGCCTTCACATCGGGCTGGTTTTCGCCTTCGGCGCGCACGGAAACGAGGCCGCGCGGGACGCGGCCGTGGGTCATCTTGGTCATGTGTTGGCCTCTTAGGCTTTGATGTTGTCGAGAAGGCCCTGCAACAGGGCCGAGGTTTCGTTGCCGCCAGCGCTCGGCGTAGCGGACCCGGCAGCGCTCGGCTTGCCGTTGAACAGCGATTTCAGGGTGTCGCGTCGCATGGATCGAGAGTGGCCGGCCTTGGCCATCGCCGCTTCGACCAAGGCCAGAGCCTTGCGCCCACCCGATGCCTGCTTGGCATCCTTGGTGGCGGCAGCTCCATCGAGCAGACCATCGGCAAAGCCGTCCTCCACCGCCTGGGCGGCACCGATCCAGGTCTCCTCGTCCATCATCCGAGCCGCCTCGGTCTCGGTGACGCCCGAGCGGGCCGCGTAGACCTTGGCCATGGCCGTGTCGAAGGGCTCCAGCAGCCTTGCCGCGTCGGCCATGTCGTGCCGATTGCCGATGGCCACCGCCCAAGCGTTGTGGATCATCAGGAACGATCCGTCGCCCATCAGGATCTCGTCGCCGGCCATCGCGATCACCGAGGCCGCCGACGCGGCAAGGCCCATGACCTGGACCGTCACCCTGCCCTGGTGCTCGCGCAGCAGGTTGTAGATCGCGACACCTTCGAAGAAGTCGCCGCCGGGCGAGTTGATGTTCACCACCACGTCTTTGGCGCCGATGGCGCGAAGGGCGGCGCTGATCCGTTTGGCGGTGACGCCGGTCCCCTCCCAGTTTTCGCCGATCGAGTCATAGATCGAGATGCTGTTCGCGTCGTTGCCGGCGGCGCGTACTTCGGGCTCCCAGCGTTCGAGCGCATCGGGACGCATGTCGAACTGGGCGGCGCCGAGCCGTCGCTCAGCACGGATTTCAGGCAGCTGCCGGAGGCTCATTGCTCTTTCCCTTCTGTGTCATGGGGTTGATCAGGTCGTTGGCCCCTGGCTGATCCGATTCCGGATAGTCCAGCAGGTCGCGGATCTCGTTCTGCGTGTGGAACGGCGCCGTACCGCCGGAACCGAGAGCGGCCTTGAAGAAGTCCGCCTGATCCTTGAGCGTGCCGCGCATCAGCGCCCGCACGTTGAACTTCGGTTGGTAGCGCTCCAGGTCCCGCTCGTCGATCAGCGATCGCGCGACCGCCTGTTCCCAGTTGGTGAAGTGCTCCAGCATCGTGTACTGCAGGAAGAAGATGCCCAACTGCTCGATGCCGGTGCCCCAGCTGGTATCGCTCAGGAACAGGAGCGGTCGAGGCACGCCGTAGAGCCGGGCCACCTCCTCCACCTGTGCGCTGCGATTCTCGACATGCTGGGCCTCTTGGGCGGTGCTGCCGAACTTGTTGGCCTTGGCCCCTTCCTCCAGAAGCATCCATTTCTGGGCTGCTGTCGCTCCAGCGTACTCAGTGTCCAGTGACCCACGCATCCGGCCATAGGCCATGTCGCTCAACGCCTGCGGAACCTCAATGGCGCCGCCGGCCATGTTGCCGGTCTCAAAGATCCGGCTTGCTGCCTGTTCCGCATCCAGGGCCAGGCGGATGGCCCGATCTGCCAGCTTCATCCTGGACAGGCTCGTCACGCCGTCCACGGATAGGTCACGGATGTGCAGCACTTCCTCCTGCTTCAGGATCACCTCGCCGCGTTTCTTGCTGTTGTACCGGTAGATCATCCGCCAGTCGTCGCCAAGCTCAGCGCGAACCGCGAGGGAATCCATCGGGATGAGGTGGATTGGCCGGCCGGCGGACCACACGATTCTCGCGTAACCATCGCCGTGCCGCTGCCGGGCCAGCTCCATCTGCCGCTTGAACTCCAGCGGCGTCTGCCACGGATTCGGCTTGATCTTGAGTAGGCGGTGCGCGGGATGCTCAACGGCTATCCGCTTCTTCCCACCCGACTCAACCAGGTTCAGCGGCAGCATGCCGATGGTCCCGCAGATCAGAGACAGGCAGCGGAGTACCGCCATATTGCGCAGCTGGTAGCCGCCACCGCCATGGCCGGCCTGCGATCGGATGAATTCCAGTAGGGCCGGGTCATCCATTCCGGTGAACTGGCCGGCCTCAGCCCGCGCGTTTTGTGGAGGAGGCGAATCAAGGACGGCCGGAGGGTTCCAGTACCGGTCCAGGGACGCCAGATCATCGGCATTGAAACGAGACATGAGGTTCCTTATAGGAATCGGATGCCGCGGCTCTCGTAAACAGAGATACCGCGAGCAGTGGGATTGAGCGCCATCAACGAGACCGCATTGAACAACGCCATCAGCGGATCGATCTTTGCTGTTCCGCTGACTTGCTTGGTGATCGTGATGGCATTTCCGGTCGGAACCACCTTTGCATTGCCCACTGACCAAGCCATCAACGGCTGCCCTGCGTGAACAAGGTCGCCGCCGGCCAATGCGCGTTCGGTCGTCTTGATGGCGCCGTTGAGCTTCCAGCCTTGGGAGACGGCCACAATCTGCTTGAGGTCGATGCCCCGATCCTCTGTGGTCAACTCGTCAACGACGGCGCCGATGCCTGCCGGGTCTACGCCGACGCCATTCTCTTCCGGCATAAGCCCCGCCAGCTTGATCCTGCAGATGGCGTCGGCCAGCTGATCCACGTCCTGGCCGGGAAGCTTGACGATGGTGAGATCACCGACCCGCTCGAATTCGCGAAGCATGGTGACGATATCCTTGCGCCGCTCCAGCACGATCTCGTGCGCCCAGGCGTGAACCCAGGCCAGCCACTTGCGCGTTTCCCGCTCACGCCCTACCGCTGCCAGGCCCAGAAGATCGTCCAGCCCACCACCGTCGATCCCAGTGGTGATCACCTCGCAACGCTGCAGCAGATCATCCAGCGTGGCCACAAGCTCCGGACGGGCCTGCTGTTGCCAGAAGTCCGCGCCGGCCCAGCGATCCGAACGTAGGTTTAGCCCCACCTCGACGTTGGCGTGCTTGGCCAGAAAGCCTCGTAGCGAGTGCTCACCAGCCTGGTCAGCCTTCTCGTACTCTCGCCGCAGGAACTCCGAGTCCACCGACACCCCGAAGTTGGGATTGACCAGCGGCATGTTCTCCAGCTTCAGGTGGTCGCCGGCAGCTACCATCTCAGGCGGGTGCTCATAGAGCACCGGTAACGACTGCGGATCCACGATCTTTCCATCGCGCACATCGCGCATGCGCTGCAGGTCTTGCTTGAACACCCCGGCCGGCGGTTCATCAGACTGCGTCGTCAGCTTGATGACTATCCCCTCTGGGCGTGACGCCAACCCACCCACCGCTTCGCGAAACATGGCCTCGGCGTTGGGCCTCTTGCCGAACAGCCATTCCTCATCGATCAGTACCCAGCTGGCCTTCTTGCCGCCAACTGTTTCGCTATCGGCGGCCACCACCTTCAAGGTAGCCCCCATCGTCCGATGGGTAATGGTGCGCACGTGGTCCTGGACGTGGAACAGCTCGGACAGGTCTTCATCGACCTTGATCATGTCGCGGGCAGGTGCGAAGGCGTTGTTGGCGATTTCCACGGTCGGCGCCAGGATGATCATCTCCGCCGACACACGCCAGTTCAGGATCAGGGCGGTCACCATGATCCCAGCCGCCAGCGTGGACTTGCTGTTCTTCTTGGGAATCAGCATCAGCACTTCGCGGATCAGCCTACGACCGGTCTCCGCGTCGTACGCGCCAAAGATGGCCGCCACAAAGTCGAATACCCATGGCTCGCAGGCCTCCCCGAACGTCGGACTACCAGGGGCATCCACGATCCGTAGCTGCTTGAACACCCTCAGCGCCTCTTCCGCCTGGTCGGGGTAGATCGGCGGCGGGATGATGCTCCTTCCCGTCCGCAGTCGATCCGCCCAGTCCAGGCAGGCCGTTGTGTAGGCGATTCCCATCTCAGTTCATCCGCGGACGTGGCGGGGCGGAGGGTGCGAAGCGACCTGCGACGGCCTGTGCCTTCTGCTGGCGCTCCTCCTTCTTTCCGCCCTCCCCCTTCTTTGTGTGGGTGTAGGGCAATGCGGCCGAGGCCGCTTTCACTTGGAGCGCCGTTGCAGCCACGCGCCCCAGTGCAATGTCCTGGAGCAGGGTCAGCATGTCCTTTTCTTCCTGCTCAACCGGCACAGATTTGGTGCGCTTGAGGGCGCCACCGCCGGGTTGAGCCTCCAGCGAGACCTTCACTGCCGATGCCTTGGCATTTGCTGATTTCTTTGGTGGAACCGGGATCGGCGGCTTAGGCTTCCGACCTGCGCCAGGCCTTGCGCCGCCTGCGTTCTTTCGTGGGCCGCCGCTCTTGCCTTTGACGCCTGCCATTTGCTGATTTCCTATTCCAAGCGGGAATTTTTTCTGTGAATGGGGAGACGACCGGTCTAGGCCACGATCCGAACCATACTTTTGACGCCC